CTGTGCGCTCTTGCATTTCTTTGTCGGCTTCGTAGACGTGAGCGCCCCAGATTGCAATGTCTCCATCCGTATTCCCTATGTATGCAAATCCAGAATTAGATAAAGTAAATGTTTTGCTGACTAAAACCCAATCACTCGTGGGTGTAAAATCTTGCGTTTGAATAACGCCTGTCGTTCCATCTCGAAAATAAAGACGACCTGTTGTCGCTCCCAAGGTTTTTACAAAAAAGTTAAAATTCCAAGAAGAAGATGGTGGGGTGATTAGCCTTCTGATTACATTGTCACTAGAAGTAAAACTCGTTCCATCTGCACCTGATAAAGTATCGGCTGTAGAAGTTCCATCAGGAGCATTCGTTGTATTGGCAGAAACAGAAACACTGCCGCCTTTTTGCCATGCAGAATTATCAAATTGTTCAGAATAAGTAACAAGATTATGCCCCGCCCACTTCAGCGTACCGTCTGAGTCCACCACTGTGGCGTTGGAGCCTCTGGAGAAATCGACTCGACTGTCTAACGCCAAATCCTCTGCAAACCGTAGATCAAGCTGTGGTTTGATTCCTTGTGCAGATTGATTAGTTTTAAGTTTATTCAGAGGATTGAACGAAAACATTAGACCATCTCCGTTACGTATAACGTACCATCAGCCGTAGAACGGATAACAGATACATTATCGCCTTCAAAGACGTGGATATACTCAACAGTGCCTGCAGGAAGATACACATCTGATGTTGTTGCTGTTGAACCAATCGCATAAAAACAATCGATATCTGTGGCTAAACGTAACACACGTCCGCCTTTTGATGCGCCGGTTGCTGTTGTATTCGATGTTGAACGAATGTTCACTAATTGAGTTGAATTAGGACGCAGTACCTGAATAGGTTTTGCGTTAGCGTCAATTGCTAATTTAGACATGGTTTTCTCCGTAGGTGTGAAAGAGGAAAACTGTAAAGAGGAAAGCCCCCGAAGGGGCTAACCAGAGGGATTAGACTCCTGAAGGCATTGCCAACACGAATCCAGTCTCAGGACGAAGAACCTGAACACCGTACAGAGTATCTGCAGTGTACAAGTTTGCAAGATATTCTTGCTTGTACTGAGTTTGTGAACGAACACCCATTTGCTCTGCTAACACCATTGTGTCACGATGAGCAAGGATTGCCGCACGAGTGTCTTGTGCTGAAGTTGTCGCAGTATTTTCTGCGGCAGTTTCAATGACAGGACAGTTAGTTGAAACGTAGATATCTACACCGTAAAGAGTGCCGATCAAGCCGTTGTTAACTACATTGTTACCAACATAGTCTGAGCTTGAGTAACGCTCAATGCCGAGCATAATCTGACGTACAGATGGTGGAACAACAAAGAAACGTCCGTCCATTGGAGTGTCTGCATCGTCCATCTTTTTGATGAGTTCACGGAAAGCAAGGTCAGTAAAGACATCTGTATCTTCCATTGTATCATCAGTATAAGTTACAATGCCGTTAGACGCATCTACGTAGAAAACATTTGAGTTTTCCCACGCATCTGGAGTCCATGTTCCATTGATTTCTGCTTCAGTTGCAGAGCCATCGCCAAAACGCAGACCAAGATTCAACAGATGAGAATCAGTTTGCTTGGCAAGTGCATAACCCGCATCTTCTGTGTAGAAGCGACGAAGTGAATCAAGAGCTTGAACTTCTACAATATCTTCGATCAAACGAGAATATTCGTAGTGCTTGTTCAAATCAATTGCAACTTCTGATTCAGTGTTTGCAATAATTGTAACAGCAGTGTCAGCGGCTTTTGCATTCGCATCGCCACGAGTAGGCTTAGGGATATGTAGTTTGTCACCCTTCTTGCCTGACATTGACATTTTGTTAACGAGGTTAGCGGCAACAAGATTTTTCTTGTATGCGGCAACGATCTCGTCAGACCATAGTTCTGGGATAAAGGTAGCCGCTTCAGTCTTTGCTGTAAAGCCGCCTGCTCCCGGATAAGTTGCAGTAGCCATTAGTTTCTCCTATAAAGCTATCGGACTCGACCTTCGGCGTAAGCAGTTCGAATTTCTTCTGCAAGTGCTTGATAACGCTCTGGGTCAGTTTGCATTAGTTTAATAATATCAGCACGACGATAGATTTTCCGACTCGGTGCTTCGCCTGAACCTTTGGTACTTCCTGTTGAAGCCGCTTTTAGCTGACGCTTCCGATCTTCTTCTTGCACTTTGGCAGTCTCTTGTACAATGTTTTGACGTTCTTTCCAAGAAGATAGTAACTCGTCAGCGGCATCGTAATCAAATTGTTTATCTGCTCGTTCATACAATTCAGAACGTACTTTAGAGCCTGTCACCCATTCTGCAAACTTTTCATTTTGTATGATTTCTGAAAAGTCAGGATGGCTTGACTGTAGCTTAGTGAGAATTGCTTGTTGCTTCATAGCCATTGACATCTCTTCCGCCTCACGGATTTTAGGATGCTTGGCTATTGCCGCTTCAATTGCTTTCTCAGGTTCAGAGAAGAAGTCTATTTCTTCGTCTTTTTGTTGTGGGCTAGTTGACGCTTCAATCTGAGACTTAACGAAATCATCTACAATCTTGCGTAGTTCACCGACTTCAGAGCTTTGGCGGCCTAATAGCTTTTCAGCTTCTTGATGCATCCGCACAATGTCTTTAATGTCTTTGCCTTGATACTTCTCAGGAAGGTCATCTTCTGCGTTGCTTGGCTCTTCTACAGGAGCTTCAACGGGTTCTTCAGTTGGTTCTTCTTGAGGTTCTAAGGATGTAAACTCTTCACCTTCTTGTAATAGTTCGGGTTCTTGATCTAATATACGTGCCATATTGTTAAACTCCGTGCCGTAGCATTATGGATGTATTATTTCTTAGCGGCTCTTTCGTGATCCCTTGCCCACTTATCATCAGCATCGGGCCATCCAATGCCTTTGAACTGTGTGGATACACTAGAGATTATCCGCTGTGCTGTTTCACCGCATGTTGGGCAAGTGGCAAATTGATCCAAGTGGTCAATCCACTGTTCTTCTACCAAAGCACATGCAGTACATTTGAAATCAAATCGTCTGAGCATCAAAGCTCTCCAAGTTGACTTCATAATTTGTTTTTATCCCGTCTTCAAAACTTAATAGCCTTTGAAGGATATTACGTTCGCCTAAGACACGATAAAGTTCTGTTTCATCTTTGATGTCTTCAATACGATAGGAATCAAAGATTTCTTGTATTTCAGTTTGAAACTGCTTCCAACCTTTGGTTGTAAACAGATCTAAATAGAGTTCATAATACTCTTGATCTTCTGGGGTCAAAGCATTCTCCTTCTATCGGTGCTCTGAATATATAAATATTATAGCATACTTTTTTAAAAATGTCAAGCCTCTTCAGCAACTTTTGTTGTAGTTTTTTTCACGGACTTTGGTTTTTCTTCTAACGCTGTGATGCGTTTATCTAATTTGTCCAGAATTTTATTAATTTGATTGACAACTTGTTGAAGTTCTGTTTTTGTAATCATTAGTTTTTCCTCATTTGCATTGCAACAATATCTTCTTTTGTTTCTAGCTCACGCTCTTTGAGAACTAATTCAGCTAATTTAGCTCGTTGTTCAAAGTCAATTTCTGCATCATCTTTGCCAATGTTTTTCAGCAAAGCGTCCAGTCGTTCTGTCTCAGCTTCAACAGGTAGCAATTGAGTTTCAACATTATTCTGTTGAACCCTTGACATAATCTCTGCGGTCTGTGCTTGAACATTCTGCAGAGTTGCTTGTTGCTTTGCCATCTCAATCTGTTGTAATTGTGATTGCATTTGTTGTAGTTCTGGATTTGGTTGATTAGCTTGTTTGAGTCCTGCAATAATTTCTTCACGATTACTCAAGTTCATGTTATCTACAATTGACTCAATCAACATTGGGTACATTGGCGATTCAGGTGACATCGTTTGTAGTAATTGAACAAGTTGTGTTACTTCATATTCACGAGCAATAATCCCCAAAGAACTGGCAGGTACAAACTTATAATCCTGTGCAGGGTAACGCTGTGGATCAAATTGCATATAACGATATGCAGTTTTACGTACAAACGGTAATAAGAATGCTTCTTGGAAATTAATCAATGTACGCTTGTGTCGCTTGATAATTGCTCCAAGTGACATTGAAATGCCTGCGGCAGTTGCGTCACCGTTGATACTGCCGGGTATTCCTGCGGCATCAATTGCCCCGGTT